TGCAGGCGACGTGGCAGAAATTGACGCGTTGTTGGCCGAAGTAATCGTTGAGAACGGACACGCGGAATACTGCGAGGCTCCGACCGCTCCAGAGGAAACCACCGAAGAAACCACCGAAGTAACTGAATAATCCATGTACATAGCACGCGAAATCATATCAAGAACCCACGCCGATACAGCCTATATAACGTTGGCGGAGGCAAAACAACACCTGCGAGTTACATCGTCTGCGGACGATTCGTACATCACGGGGTTGATTGGTATGGCATTGGATGCGTGTGAACAGTACGTTGGATATTCAATTCGTAAAGCATCGGTTAAATACGCGTTTGACGGGTTCACTGGGCCTATGGTTTCGGTGGACACGTTAAACCCGTTTGGAATGATTGAGGGCAATATGCTGCGTTTATTCACGCGCGTTTTGTCGGTTGACGCGATTAAATACGTCGACCAAAATAATACGGTTCAGACGGCAACGGATTGGATAGACGCGCCCGTAAAATTCGGGCAGTTTGGGCGGACCATTGTGTTCGAATCTACCCCGGGTAATTTGACGGACGACACGGTTCGAATGATCGTCGAATTGACGGAAGGTTTCGAGCTTGCAAGTGCGACCGGCGTAAACGAATCGTCGAAGTTCCCCGTGTCGATTAAACACGCCGCGTTGCTATTGATTGGGCAGTACTACGATAACCGTCAAGCCATCGTGGTGGGTGCGACACAGAGCAAAATGGATTATAACCACGAGTATTTGTTGGACAAATATCGTATCGTAAAATTCGATTAAGATGAACGCGGGATTGATGGACGAACTCGTAACCGTGCAGCAGTTTAGCACCACGACCGATGCGAATACGGGCGCGAAATTGCAATCATGGTCGACATACACGACGGCATGGGCTCGAGTGGTTGAGGCCGAAGCGGGTTCAGAAACGGTTGATAGTGACAGACGTGAACACAAACAGACCGTCACGTTCACAATGCGATACGATGCAGGTATAAACACCAAAATGCGCATCGTGTGGGAGGGTAAGAATTACAACATTGAGAATATCGCGGATTTAGCCCGCAGAATGTATTTGAAAATTCAAACCGAATTGGTGCAATAATGGCAAACAAAAACGCATATCTTCAAAAAAATAAGCTCGTTTTAGACGGGCTAAAGTCGTTGAAGGTTGAAGATGCGATAATGGGCCAATTTATTGAGCAAGCGGGTAAGGTTTTTATTGCGTTGGCAAAATCAAAAATCCGAACCAAAACGGGGAATTTGCGAAATTCAATCGGATTCATTCAGCGCGATAAAAGCGGATACGGCAAGCCGATACGATTAATCGGTGCGAGGGTTTACGGACCATACAAAGGGTACCACGCGCACCTGATTGAAGAAGGAACCGCGGACCGTTCCAAAGAACGTAAAAAGAACGTCACCGCATCGGGCGAAAAATATGCACCAAACGTCGGACCAGTGCGTCCGTTTATGCGACCCGCGTTTGAGCAAGGTCAGACAATTTACACACAGATCATCACCAAATTAACGACGGACTACATAGCCGACAAGGCAAAAAGGGCCGGCATGACAACGAAATAAATAATATAAATATACCATGGCAAGCACAGGAATTACCAACGGCACGCTGATTGCAATCTACAAAGATGTAGCAGGCACCTTGACGAAAATCGCTAACGCGACTTCAAACGATTTCTCCATCACAAAGGACATGATCGAAACAACCAACAAAGACAGCGCAGGAGCGAAGGAATACATCGCGGGCGAATATGGTTATACCATGTCTGTTGAGGGTATGTTCGAAGAGGACGCAAGTGTTGGGGCATTGATCAGTTGGAAAGAAATTTTAACGGATTTGATTGCGGGTACATCCGTAACCATCGTTATGACCTCAAATGTATCTGGCGACATTAAGTTGAGCGGATCTGCATTTTTCAGCGATTTGAATTTGACCGCTCCACGTAATGACGTGGCGACCTTTACTGCATCAATTCAGGGAACTGGTGCGTTAACGGTTGGAACAATCTAATTGATTGTTGCGTATATTCGCAACATGAACCACATTGAAATCGGGGGTGTTCGGCACCCCCTTTTGTTTAACATGATTGCCATCGAGTCAGTCATGGAAGATTTGAACGCGACTGATTTTAGCCAATTGAGCGAACACGTAAACAGCGCGATGATTTCCAAGTCGTTGAAATTTACACGAATTTGCGCTCATCGAGGAATTGAGGCAGGTTATCGAAAATTGAAACAAGCTAACCCGTTCGAGGACATTGACGATTTGGCGGACGCTATCGTTTCGTTTTATGAGGTAGAACCCGCCATGATTGAATTCACCAAGGCGGTTGAAGAATTTTTCAAACCACGCAACACTGAAGGATTCATCACGCCATCGGGGGAGCCCAAGCGGAAAAAGAAAACCCCCTAACCTTTGACCGCTTAAAAGAAATCGCATATGGCGAAATGGGGATGGATGAGGCGACGTTTTACGACGCAACGCCCAAGTATTACCGTTTGCGATTATTTGGAATGAGGACGGCCCAGGAGCAGCAATATCGTAACCAATGGACGGTTGCGCGTTGGCAGGTTGCGACCATTATTGCGCCACATTTGAAAAAACCGATTGAGCCGATTAAGTTAATGAGATTCCCGTGGGAACGTCCGCCCATTGATATTGTTGCAACTGTTGCCAAGTATAAGGATATTTTTGCCAAGTTGACACCGCCCGCCGAAGCATGAAAGCCATAAACGCAGTATATAACGTCCTATCGAATAACGCTGCATTGGTGGCCGTTGTCGGTTCCAATATAAACCCGCTACGAATTACGCAGGGCGTTGATTACCCGGCCATCACGATTCGCGTTTCAACTGTCACGCCTCACCCATCAAAAACGAGTCATTCCAAAACGGACTGGGCGACAATTGAAGTGGCTGTATTTGGCACGACGTATCCGCAGGCCGTCGACATCGCCGACCTAGTTCGCACAGCCATGGAGGTGCAGACCCCCGCGACGTTTAACAACGTTTATACGTGGGAAATCGAGTATAACGGTGAGTCGCATTTGAGTGATGATAACACCGAGGAATACGGTGTTTACCAAATTTTACAGAATTACACAATTTCATATAATCGTTAAAAATGTCGTTAAGTTCGATAAATATTGTATTAGGCGCGATCACAGAGGCATATAACGCCAGTGTGAAAAAGGCGGCCGAAACGATGGATCGCGTGTCGAAGAGCATGCAGAAATCAGCCGACGACGCAGCCAAAGGAATATCGGACACACTCGGTTCTGGTCAGTTAAGGCAGAAAATTGAAAGCGTTTCGGAGGTAATTACCGAACAAAAGCAGATTTACCGCGACATGGCCAAGGAGCTCGAAGATCTACGGCAGAAACGCGACACCATGTCCAAGGCAGACGTGCAAGGTCAAAAGGCCGTGCGTGCTGAAATTGAGCGAACCAAAAACGGATTAAAAGAAATATCACGCGACACAGCCGAACTCACAGCGCAAAAACAAGCGTTGACTCAGCAATTAAGCGCAACCAATCAATCGCTTGGAGGTACACGAGCGGCGTTAAATGGATTGGCAACATCGTTTAGTGCGGTTTCATCCGTTGTCTGAATCATGGCCGACGATAACAAAGCGTTGCGAAACACGTTGATGGGATTGAATGCCGCATTAAATTTCTCGGCCGCCGTTATGCAGGTTAAAGATTTGCAGGAACAGTTTGGAGGATTGACGAAATTTTTAACGAATCCGTGGGTGTTGGCAGCCGTAGCCGTCGCAGGTGCAACCGCGGCGATTTATGCGTATTCCACCGCCGTGAGTGATTCTGAGCGAATTCAACGGGAGGTTAACGACGAGCTAGACAAGGCTACGCGATCAGCGCGCAGCAATGCCGTTACGCTTAACGGGTATTTGGCCATTGTGAACGACGTTACCCAGAGCGAAGAGAACCGCAAAGGGGCGTTATTGGCGTTGAAGGACGCGGGGATTGCTG